CAGGAGAAACAAGTATCACAGGAGATACGAGTATCACGGGAGATACGAGTATCACTGGTGAACTCTCTGTGAGTGGTCCTACTACCGGTCCGAATCATGGGTCGGCATCGATGCTTTATTTACTTAATTCGCCTTATATAAAAGAATGGCAATGGACGGGTGGTATTAGTAGTGTACTTCGCGTCACATTCACAACATCAGAACTACCTACGAACTGTAAAGCTATATACGCAGACGTATTTATGCCACAACATAGCGCCAACGATCATGTTGGTCATGCTTTGGGTAAAAATGTAGGACAAATGACAATGTGGACAGGTGGTAGAAATGCTCGCCCTTCGTCCCAATTTGGAAACTTGGCGGCGCAGCAGTGTTTTTTATCTATGCCGGGGCAGAGTGATGGATTTGAATATTTTTACGGTAACTGGTGGAATTCGTGTATCATACCACTCGATACGGGTAATAAAATTTACCATACAGTATCGGGTGAAGGCGGTAGTACCCAGTCGTGGATATACATGATCGTTAAAGGATATTTTTATTAAGGTGGCTACCAGCGACGAAGCTGTCTATTACACACATTCAACATTGTATCTTAGATAATTATTATCTACCCTTATATTAATTATGGCAACCCATACATTAAACTTTCCAGGTGTCAATCTGAATGCCAGTGAAAGTACAGTTGATACCGCTACAATTGGTACTGGTGGTCTTATTGTTGATACCGATACACTGGTAGTCAATGCATCTACAAATAGAGTTGGTATTGGTAGTGATGCACCAAATGTAAGTCTAGATGTAGGTGGTGGTGTAAATATCAGTGGTATGACAGAATTAACTGGTACAGATCATGCGACTGATGTTAATACAGGTACTCTTACGGTTGCCGGTGGTATAAGTACACAAACAAACTTACACGCATTAACAGTATACACACATGGTGGTCTTGTTACTAACAGATCAGGTACATGTAAAAAAACATATTCTTATACAACAACTTTACAAACCAATGCATCGGTAAGTACTGCAACCTTCACTGTTGTTTTTTCAAATCATGTATTTCAGTCGAGGATATACGCAACATTAGTTGAAGGTACATCTACAGTAAGTAGTTTTATACAAGACGTTTGTGGTGGTCATATTACTGGTGGTACACCTGCAAATATAGTATTAGGTACTACAACAGTGGTTGGACATAGTGGTGCACCGTGGTCTAGTGTAACATCAACAAATACAAATACAGTGGAGTATAATGCTAATGAGGCTATCGTGGGTGCTGGGTATTATGATATATTTGTTGAATATCTTTCATCACACCCGGATGGTAGAGTGTTAAAATTTACAAAAGGTTCAGAGCTTGGTGGGCAAGTGGATGCAATTACGTTTAATTATTAAGTTTAAAAAATTGTATAGTAGTAATAATAGGATGACGACACTTATCCAAACATTCGGAGGAAATATAGGGATAGGCACCAACGATCCAGGAAGTTATAGGCTACGAGTGGATGGTGGTGTTAGAGTATCTTCTTTAGAAATTGGGGGGGTTGGTAATGCAATCGCCCCAACTGGTTTAATTGGATTGTGGCATGGACTTTTAGCTACTATTCCTACAGGGTGGGTTATATGTGACGGTACTAACGGAACTCCAGATCTAAGGGATAAATTTATTCGAGGTGCTTCAGGGGATGATGTACCTGCCACGACGCGGGTAGGTACTGTAGGTGGGTCGAATAACACGACCCTAACCGAACCTATGTTAGCCTCACATAGTCATCCCGTTACTGTAAGTCAAGGAAATACTCAAGATAATCACAGTCATAATACAAGTACAAACAACGCTCAACACACGCACGGGTCGAATCAGCAAGGTAATCACCGTCACCCAATAAACTATATTAATTGGCGACAAGCGCCGGGTTGGGTTAATCATAACGTCGGTGCGCAGGTTGGTGGGCAGTGGGCGTTTCACGCGAACGAATATATACCAGTCGATACCAGCATCAACCAAGGAGGGAATCACAATCATGGTGTCCCCTACCACAACGCGGGTCATACACACCCCCAAGGTGCACACCCCACCTCCCCTGCACCACATTCCCATCAAGCAAGTTCAGGTACCCGCGCCGAATGGACTGGAGATGATATACCCGTAACAAATCCATATTATGCACTTTATTATATCATGAAAACATAATACGTTTAATTATTAAGTTTAAAAAATTGTATAGTAGTAATAACAATGACAACGAAGGTTGGTGTCTTTGGAGGAAATATCGGGGTAGGCACCAATGATCCCGGAGATTATGATCTAGATGTAGTTGGTTCACTTCGAGCTAATACAGTCGATTTCGGTGACGCTGCTAGTGCACATATCCCATCCGGTTTTATTATGATATGGAAAGGTTTTCAAAGTAATATTCCTCCAGGTTGGGTTATATGTGATGGTGCTAACGGAACCCCTAATCTAACGGATAAATTTATTCGAGCTGCTTCAGGGGATGTAGCGTCACCGACGATCGCCACAGGTATAAATACTCAAGGTGGGTCGGATAACACGAACCTGACTGATGCAGCTATGTTAGCCTCACATAGTCATCCCATTACTGTCGATACTGGGAGTGCCCCACATAATCATAACGTCCAAACTCGAAACATTTACCACAATCATAGCAATAACGCAGCCGGTGATCATATACATTCGGTTTCGAAATTTAATTGGCGACAAAATCCGGGTTGGGTTAATATGAACGTATGGGGTGGTGGTTACAATCAGTTTGCAATTCACTCAAATCATTATTCCTCCGATGTCTCGATAGGATACACCGGAAATCATACCCACAACTGGGGAAACAACTCTTCCCCACATGGTCATCAGGGAAATTATGCAGATGCACCACATGGACACCCAGCGAGTTCAGGTGATACAGGAACTGGAGCTACTATACCCGTAACAAATCCATATTATGCACTTTATTATATGATGAAAACATAATACGTTTAATTATTAAGTTTAAAAAATTGTATAGTAGTAATAATAGGATGACGACACTTATTCGTACATTTGGTGGAAATATAGGGATTGGCACCAATGATCCAGGAAGTTATAAACTACGAGTGGATGGTAGTGTTAGAGCAACTTCTTTAGAAGTTGGGGGGGTCACTAATGCACATATTCCGAGTGGTGCAATTGGAATATGGCATGGAAATTCAACTGATATTCCTCCAGGTTGGGTTATATGCGATGGTGCTAACGGAACTCCAGATCTATCGGATAAATTTATTCGGTGTGCCAACGGGGATGACGTACCTGCTACCACATCTGTAGGTACTGACGGTGGGTCGGATACCACGAACCTGACTGATGCAGCTATGTTAGCCACACATAGTCATCCCGTTAGTGTCAGTGATGCAAATTCACCACACAAGCACAACGTAGGAACTGGCTACGCCAACCATAGTCATAGTCAAAGCGGCGGCGGCGGCAGTCATAGGCACACCGCGACCAATATTAATTGGCGACAAAATCGATACTACATTAATAATAATGTCGGTGCACAGGTTGGCGGGCAGTGGGGAACTCACGCCAACTCGCAGATCCCGGCCGAGCTCACGAATTATGCGGCGCTTCACTCTCATAATTTACCGACAAAACACATACCACATAACCATACGGGGGGCTCTAACAGATCTGTACATACCCACCCAGCGAGTTCGGGTGATACAGGAAGTGGAGATGCTATACCCGTAACAAATCCATATTATGCACTTTATTACATCATGAAGCTGTAATTTTATATTTTATATCGTAGTGACTCACACTTAAAAAAATAAAGTCTCACTATAATATAAAATGTCTGGTGGTATTGCCCAACTCGTCGCCGTAGGTGCACAGGACGTGCACCTAGTAGGCCAACCCGAAATCAGCTTTTTCAGGTCTACCTATAAGCGCTATACTAACTTCTCTCAAACCGTGGAACGCCAGGTTATCCAGGGTAATGTTTCAAATGGTGGTATGAGCACCGTGCGTTTCGAGCGCAAGGGTGACCTTCTCAACTATGTGTACTTAGTATGCAACAATGGATCTCTTGTACAAGCGGAGTCTGATTGGACTGATCTTATTGACAAGGTCGAGGTCCTCGTGGGTGGACAGGTTATTGATGAGCAGGATTCTACTTACTCTACCCTAATTGCTCCTACTCTCTCCGCTACCACTTCTTCCAAGTCCGTCGCGGGTGATCTTTTCGGTGGTTCTACAAATGAGAACTTCTACCCTCTCCGTTTTGCTTTCTGTGAGAATTGGCAGACTGCTCTTCCACTCATTGCCCTCCAGTATCACGACGTGGAGCTTCGAATCACATGGGGTGCTAACGCCAGTGATTCCAGTCGCAAGTGGGATATCTATGCCAATTATGCGTACCTCGATACCCAGGAGCGTGAGTTTTTCGCTTCCAACCCTCAGAACTTACTGATTACCCAGGTCCAGAAGACTATTAAGTCTGGTGCCAAGATTCAGGAGCTTAACCTGAATCATCCCGTCAAGTATTTGGCGGCTGCTTCGGGTTCCGCGGTGAACATTCTCGGTCATGATGGCTCTGTTGATAATAAGCTTAAGCTTCAGATTAATGGTACCGACGTTGCGGACTTCAAATTTGCCAATCCCAATTTCTCCGTGGTTCCCCTTTACTACCACACTACTAACGCCGGATCCGCGGTTGCTTCTGCTACCGTTGAGAAGCTCTTCTTTTACCCCTTCTGCCTTGACGCCGGTAAGGTTCAGCCAACTGGTAGCCTGAATTTCAGCCGCCTCGACTCTGCTCGTATCGTAAACGACCGTAATGATTCCGACCAGGATATTTATGCAGTGAATTACAACATTTTACGTGTGGAAAATGGTATGGGAGGTCTCCTTTACAGTAATTAAATCTCTTTGTAACTAATAAAACATATGTGGAACGTAGTTTTCCTACTCGCCATCGTTTTTGTATTGTCGTATGATCCTAAATCCAGGACACTTGAAAAGTATGTTGCTCACCCCACAGCACCTACCCAGAAATCATGTGAAGATACGCATTACCAATCCGTCCAATTTGCCCAAAGTCCATATGATTGTCCACCATCAGGAAGAACTCAAATGGGTGCTATCGTGTAGAATACTTAAAAAGAAGGTGTGTATCTAAGTTATAATGATTGCAATGGACCGTGAAACCCTCATGATGATAGCCACCATCGTAGCTATCGCTGGTGTCATTTTCCTATTCAAGGAGATGAACAAGCAGAAGCAGGACCTTGAAGGTCTTAAGAACTTTTCCAGTACCCTCATTCAAAGGATGAGGGTACCCGAGCCTCAGATGGTTACCGAAGATGAACCAGAGGTTGAATGTGAGGTTGCTGAAGAAAAGAAGGAGGAATAAACATATCCGGTTATTATAACTTGCGAATGCGCAATGAAAAAATACAAAGCTATAGCTATACCTGTCAGTTTCGTTGACGATAAGCCTCGGTTTCTTACAGT